TACACACCAAGCTGCACGGATTAATCCTTCTGCAATGTGGCTGTAACGCCCATATATCCTTACTGAGTTCTTGGAAGTATCTGTTTCTAATATAATACTCTTCAAACTTGCTGTAATTCCTGGGTCTTTTAGTAATTGTATTTGTTTACGTTCAAACAACCTTAGTAAGTTAAGGTATAAGTCTTCCTTTAATAGCTTTTTGTTACGCTTTGAGTCCCTATCAAGGGGTCTGCTTGCGTTATTAATTGGTATTATCTTACGTTTAGTAAGGTCTTCTGTTAATAGTTGGTCAAATACTGCTGCTCCAACACCACCATCATCTATATAGATACTGGTAAAGTTGTACATCCTTTCCAACTCAAGTATTTTGTCTATGGTCTGCGTGGTTAATGTATATTTGTTAATGATATTTTCACGCTGTATTAACTGGTCTCCACGTTTTTCTAGTATCTCAAAGGTAGTCTCATCTCCACCCATTCTAGCTACATCAATTCCTAGGTAATATTCACCTTCTGGAATTTCTTTACGTCTTCTAACGCTCTGGGATTGCTTCACAAGTTTATCAGGGAACAGTTGTCCTAGTTCTTCAAGGAACTGTGCCAAATATTGTTGTGCATACTGTAATTCTGTCATCCTTGCCTTCTCTCTGGCTAGGTAATCCAGCATTGTAGTACTTAAAGGTTCTGGTCTTCCTCTTGCAACCTCTTCTGAGTTTACGTGGAATGTTTTAAAACCCATGCTTGGGTCTGTGTAAGCTTCATAAAAGTATCCTTGCTTTGCATTAGGTGTACTTAGTAACCACATTGAACCACCTGTTGTTAATAACATTGGTGTTATACTTCCCCAGATTGCCTCTGGTAGGTAAGCACACTCATCTGGAACAACTATATCAACTGTCATACCTAAAACTCCTAAGGCATACTGCCCTACTGCTTTGGTAATAGCTATTGCTCCATTGTTTAGCTCAACTTTGTGTTTGGTTGGTTTCTTAATGCCCTTACATATATATGTTTTATAGTTATCATGTAAATATAATACTATTTTTTGTAACATATTTTCAGCTTGGTCTTCCGTAATAGATATTATTAATACTTTCTTATTTGGATTATTTTTAATATACTCTGCGGTTTTAATTGCAATAATCTGACTCTTACCAACTTGTCTTCCACTGCAAATACATATGTTACCCTCTGCTGCCAATACATCCTTTTGCCATTGGTCTAACGTAAAGTTTAGGTGCATCACCTTATCTGATGTGCTGCTATTCATTGACATATGCCCCAAATGAATATCACAAGCATTAATATAATATAACAATCTACCATTCTTTTGTTTTCCATACTGTATATATTAATCCTATAATAAATGGGTATACTATCATATTTTCCATCATTTTTTTGGTTCCTCAGGTATATGCTGTTGTGTCTCCAATTTTTTAATTGCAGACTCAGCTTCCTTTAGTAATATTTCAGCTATTTCAATTTGTACTTGTAAGTTTGTAATCTGTCCTTTACTTTCCCTTTCTATGTTTTTCCAATCCATTAATTCCATTTTATTCTTAACTCCGTTGAGAATTTATATTATTTCTCCATAATTTGTGTGGGGTATGTATAATAAACATAAACATATACTTTACATCCGCTAGCTCTTGCATTGCATTGGGCCAGTTTCAGCGTGTGGACACGCTCTCCCAGTTGTGTAATGTCTCATTACACTGTTGCGCTCACTTATCACACGTGCAATGTGGACAGTGGGTACGCTGGTTTGGAAGTAAGTTACTATGTAACTTAGTATTGTACTACTAGTATATAAATGTTTGCATTTAGTGCATGTGATAAGACACATTCCTTATTCAAGGAACCACGTTCCTTATTCAAGGAACCACGTTCCTTTTACTTAAAGGAACCACGTTTCTTTTATATCCCTATTGTATATCTTTAGTTAGTAGCGCCATTCTATCATTAACAGCCCTTAACTCATTTAGTATATGTAGCACCTCTGTTTCTTGTGCGTTCATTTGCACAACTCATCAAGGTCAACCTTAACTATCTTAACATAGTCTCCTTTGGCTATTGTGCTGTTCTTTGGTATAGTGACCATTTTAATGTTGTTACTTGCGGCGTGCCATACTTGTCTTATTAGTGTTTCATTTGTTTGTTTAACTGTTTTCATCTGTTTACCTCTTAATCTGTTTATTAGTTGTTTTATCATTGTGTTACCTCATAAGGTGTGTGCCTGTAGGGGAAGGAGGGAATACCCCTACAAGCATATCAATTGTCATTAGTCTTCTTATACTTATTGCATAAGATATGTTGTTATTTGTTGTGTGTTTGTTTTTGTGTAACTTGTGTACGCATACTCCTCTTCTTGTTAACCAGCCATTTATACTCATTACTTTGTTGTTGTGTTTTATTTGTGCTCCTATGTAAATATCATGTGGTGTTTTTTGTGTTACCCACATTCTACCATCATAGCTGGTCTTTATATCAAAGGTTATACCGTTAATTATAAAGTCTGGTTCTGATGTGCTTGTCTTAATGAATGGTACCCAGGTGTGTGTTATATTGTGCTCTGTTAAGTAACGGTCTAGCACCATTTCACCTAGTAGTCCAATGTAATTGTTCTTACATATAAACTTGTTGTAGCTTTTTTGTTTATCAAAAGCCAGTGTATCAGCTTTAGCTTTAACTACTTCTTTACTGTGTATTTTAATGTCCATTTTAAACCTCCTTACAATGGTCACATCAACAACAAATGCGTTGTTGATTTAAATAAAAGTTATATTCTCTATTAATAAGATATATATTTTATCAAAGCATCAAATGTATGTATTTGATGCGTGTTTAGTTGGATAGAGTTGAAACTATACCAATTATTGTTATTATCATAAATAGCATCATCAACGTCATTGGGTTAGTAGTTGCATTTGCCCTGTAGGACCAACCCTCTGTTTCTGCTTTCACATACAGTATCATATATTTGGGTACTGTACACATCTTTACTTCTATATATACTAATAGTAGTTCTACTATATAAAGCTTTGCTTTTTAGAGTGTTTTTAATGGTGCCAAAAGGCACCGTAATAAGAATTTAATTCAGAGGTATTAACCACTTTAGTACGTATATGTGGGTCTATATTTTCCCTACTGTTATCATATCCAGCATCACCTACTTTTGTAAACTTAGGAACTTTAGCTGGTTTAAATGCGTTCTTAAGATTTAAGCTCATGGAGCTTCCTCAATTGTTACTGTTGCTACTTGTTTGTTAGCTATATTAGTTGCTAATAGTACATCATTAGCTGATACTCTGTCTGCTTTAATTTGTGCTGCTAAGTTTTCATCTACTATTCCAAATCTTGTTCCTGAATTAGTTCCATGTGCAGTTCCTACGCTATCTGTATAATCAGTTTCTAGTTTCCAATAATGAATTAAACCATCAGATACTAAAGTATTATCAAAGTTCTTCTCTCTTTCTTTTTCAGATAAAACTTTATTCCAAATTTTAATATTAGTACAACCACCATCTAATAAACTACCTGCAATAGCAGTATAACCTGAACCAATTTTAGTTATATTTAGTTCTGTATCACCATCAGTAGGTATTTGTGGACTGTTATCCATAATAGTATTATCTATATATAAATAAGCCGCACTAGGAGATAAGGTTATTAGAACACTAATCCATTTATTTTCAATAGAGCCGTAAGAATCAAATTCTAATACTACTCCACGGTTATCAGTTGTAGTTTCAACAACTACATCTTTAGTTCCTTCCCTTATATAAATATAACTAGTATTAGTGGATGCATTACCACAAATAGCATTTCTAGTATTTTTATTTGTTAAAAGGTCAAAAGAAATAGTCCAACTACTATTTATAGTAAAAGGCGTTACATTTATTGCACTATCACCATTAAAAATAGCACACGCTTTAGCGTTAGGACTAATAATACTTACTTCTGTGTCTCCTGCTGTCATTTTATGCTTCCTCTCTATTAATTATTATAACTTGTTGTCCATCATCTGATGTACACATAGCCCATTTATCATTTGCTCCAGTTCTCATAGCTCTAACTGATGCTGCAATACTATCATCTACTATACTTAATCTTGTTCCAGAATTAATTCCATCATTTGAATCTACTGAATCTTTATAATCTGATTCTAGTTTACAGTTTGAAACTAAACATCTTGTTATATTTTCACCAGTTCCTAATCTTAATGCCTCATTTGTAGTTAAAGCACATCCGTAATAACGTATATCACTTAGTATTCCGTTTAAAAATAGTTTATAAATACCGTCACCAGAATCATATCTTGCCCCGTTAGTAATTTGTCCTGAGCCTTTATATAATGTACCTGTTGCATTTCCGCTTCCGTCAGTAGAAACTTGTATTCCATTTACATAGATTTTATAAGTTCCAAGTGAATAAGTAAATATCAAATGATACCATTTATTAAGTTTTAAAGAATCATCAGTAAGTTCAGGAGTTGATGTATCTCCATCATCAGACATAATCATATTAATTTTTAAATTACTATCAATATATATTCTAAATGATTCTTGTGTGTTTGTATCATTTAACCTTGTAGTAAGGTAGTAATTAGTTAATGGTGCAGAATTTAATTTCACGTACATTGATAAAGTAATTTCATCAACATCAAGGGAATTAGAATCTGAAATTTTAATATAGTCATCTACACCATCAAAGATAGCTCCCGCTTTTCCATTAGGGGATACAACTTCTACCTGAACATCTCCTGTAGCCATTTTTAAGCTTCCTCTACGTTTACTATTACTACTTGTAGTCCATTAGCTAAGTTAGTCATTAGCCATTTATCATTGGCGCTTGTTCTCATTGCTGTTATTGCTGTATCAATTGCTGCTGCGTTAGCATTTACAATTTCTACTTGTACATCTCCTGCTGCCATCTTACGCCACCAATAGTTTTCTGTCTGTTCCTTCTTCTGATTTAATTGTTATATATCCTGATGCAGAACCAATTGCTGAACTAACATATGCTCCTGTTTTTAATTGTTTAACTGTTAAACTGTATATCATATCACTTGCCATTTTTTGTTTACCTCATATTGGGAATGTAATTTCCAATCCCATTGTATATATTTAAAAAAAAAATAAATAAAACTTTATATACCTGTTATAGTACATATAGCATCTGGGTTAGTTACTTGTAGTTGCCCTACTTCATAAGCTCTGATTGTCTGTTTTATTCCAGGGTCATCAATTGTGCTTACTGTTAAAGGTGCTACGCTTTTCCATGTACATGCTTCATTGCCAATAATAACTTGTGCTCCGCCATCTGTAACAGCGTTACTTGTTACAACAGTTAGTCCTAATAATCTTCCAACTACTCCATTTCTGGTTACGTTGTCTGTATAAAACTGTCCTGCGTTTCTTACGTTTGCGTTACCTAGTAATTGTGAAAATCCTAGTGGGTTTACAAGTAAGTATCCGTTGGTATTTGCGTCATAGTTATCAAGTTCAATTTGAGCTTTAGCGTCAAGTATATCCTGTATAGGGTCTCTATCTGCTACAACTGCGTTGTCCCATGTTGCATTAGCTGCTGTGGTATTACCTGCTTCTGATAGGATACCTGCTGCAATAACTGTGTCTACTGATTTAGTTATAGCTCTTGCAATTCTTAATAGAGTTCTAGCAATTACTGGTAAGTTATCTGTTTTAATATCTTCCCATGAAATAACTCCTTCCATAGCGTGTTTAACATTAACACCTGATGTTTTAGCCCAACTTACTTCTCCGTAAGGAAAGTTAGCTAGTCTTGGAACACCTGCTAGGCTTGTATCTGTTATTCCTGATGTAGTTGTTTTAACTAAATCTGCTGCTGTTTCTCTGTAGTATGTTTCTGTCCAAGCTGAACTTGTTTCTACCATACATAATTGTTTCATTTTGTATTCTTGTAATGCAAAACCTTTTACAATCTTATCAAAGTTTTCTGCTCTTAAAGTTTGTTCTCCTGTTGTATCACTCATTTTTGCACCCTAATTAATCCTGTTTCACCGTTTGAAATTGATTCCATTGCATAACCAATGACATCTCCTGTCTCTCTGTCTAGTGTTTCAGCTGCCTTAATCTGACTACCTGCTGCTGATGCTACAACTTCTGCACCAACTGTAATACCTGCTCCTGAGCAAGTCATCTTTGCTATACAATTTGTATAAACTGCAATTGATGTCTCTGAGTCAGTTGAGTTTTTCTCTGCTGCTGCTATACCTGCAATTGGTTTGTTTGTTGCTGAGTTTATCTTAGCTGTTCTTAAATCTTCTGCTTCCATAAGACTTCCCTTAGGTATTGTTCCTGCGCTTGAGACTTTATACTGAATAGGGTCTCCTGCATTACCTAGCAAGTCTGTTACTACTGCTTCATATGCCATTTTATTTTACCTCTATTTGGGATATTTTTTTATCACAAATCATTTTGTTGGGAATAATATATCATCATACCCTGTTCCTTTTAGCAATGCTCTTGCGGAGTCAGTGCTTTTTTGTTCTGCTGTTTTTTCAACAGGTACAACGCCTGCTTGAGTTTGTCCACCTATTACACGTCTAGCTTCTATAGCTTCTTGCCGTGCAATTAGTTCCTGTGTCACTTTGTTTGCTTCTTCTAATCTTAATGCTGCGTTTTCAGCTTGTTCAATTAAAGTCTTTTCATGTGTTATTGTTTCTTCCATTTGTACCTCACAATATCATTACTACACCAATCATAACTATGGCAGTTGATGCCATCCATCTGTTAAGTGTTACTCTTCCGTTAAGATTTATGACTTGTTTTTCTATTATTAATAGTTGCTCATATATCTCTTTGTTAGTAACTGTCACCATTTATACCAACATCATATCAATTAGTTGTTTCTGTACATCATTTAATTGGTCATATGGTATGCCAAAATAAAATGTGCTTATTTCACTTGAGTCTGATACAAACTCTCCTCTCTCAGAGGCTGTTACGTCATCCTTACTTGCAATTTCATAACCGCCTGATGTACGTAGTAATCCAAAATTCAATGAACTTGGTACTTGGAATGTGCTGTCTGCACCAGTGGTGCCTCCACTTCCGCCTATACCTAAGTTGTTATAGTATGCTTCATCATTTCTTCTGTCAGTTTCTTTGTCTGCCAGTTTTTGTGCACGTATCTTTGCAAAATATGCTGCGTCATCTTTTCTTTCTTGTGCCTTAGCGTCTATTCTGTCTTGTTCAATCTGTGCGTAATATTCCTCATCAGATATTTTCTCTTCTGCTTTAACAGCTTCTTTCTGTCTGTCTGCCAATTCTGAAAAAAGGATTCTTATAAACATATGCGTCAATTTGGTCTTGTGTTGCTGAACCATTTGTAACTGCTTTTTCAATTGCCAAGTCTTCTCTCATACTCTCAGCATCTTTCTTATATCCGTCATGTCCTAGTTTAGCTGCTTTATAATAGTCTGTTAATGCTTGTACATTATTTGCTACTGGTACTGCGCTTATAATTTGATGCCACATACCTGGGTTTAATAGTTCATCTACATAGGCATTAGCCTCATCTAGTGCTTCTATATCACCTGAGTCTTTAGCATTTCTTTGTGCAAAACCTGTAGTTTGTAGTGCTTCTTCTTTTATAAACATTGCAAACGGATAACTACCAATTATAGTCATTATACCTGCTGGAGATACTGCTATTGCTCCTGCTTTTTTTAATGCTATTTGTAAAAAGGTTGAAGTCATTGCTGCTGTTTTAGTATTAATTGCCACTTTCCCAACTTCTGCCATTCCTTTTTCAATAGTTCCAGTTGCTGCCTTTGCTATTGTATCACTTGCTAGGTTTGGTGTTGCTACTTGTGTAATATCTGCTATTGTGTGTTTGGCTGCTATCTCTGCTGCCTTTGTTCTTAAATATGTTCCTGCATAGTTTAATGCACTCTTACCTAAACCTAATAGCTGCTACACCTACTGGTAATACTGCTGCTGCACCTAAGTAATGCTCTGGTCCTAGTGTTTCTATACCTGTTGTTCTTCCAAACTTCTGTATAATATTCTCAGATTCAAATTGGTATCTGTCCTGTTTGTGCTGCGTTAATTAATTCTGGTGATGCGTGTACTTCCCCTGATACTATTCTATCTATCTGGTCTTGCCTCATTGGGTTATAAGTTGTAGTTGCAGGTGGTACGTTTACACTACCTTCTGGTATATTACGTGCGCCTGCGCTTCTGATACTTTGGGGTATACCACGTGACTGTGGTTGTGCTGCGGCACTTGTAAAGTTACCTGTTGACTGGGGTGAAGCGGTAGTTGCCTTTGGTAAGTTAAATCCTGGTACATTTGTTGTAGGGGCACTTGGCGTTGGCGTTACTGGTGCTTTATAATTAGCCACTCTTGCCTCTGATGGGGTTTGCCCACCAGGTAAGTATCCACCTAGTTTCTTATCTGCTTTAGTGTATAAGTTTTTAATTGCGCTGAAAATTCCCATTTTATATGTTACCTCTTGTCATAGGTGGTTGTAAGTTGCTTGACTGGTTTACTTGTTGCTCCTGACTACCATCCTTTCTATCATCACTTAACAAGTTATTTTGTAAGCTTGCTGGGAATTCTAGATTAATTTCAATATTTAATTGGGATAATATTTGTTCCTCTATAAATAGTTGTTCTTCTTCTACACATTGTTCAAAAGCCAAATAAGCTATCTGTGCTGCTGTCTGAGTTAGTTCCTGTGAACCTCCCACTATAATTTGTGGTACTCCTACTGCTTGGAAGAAGTATTGGTTTAATTGTTGTATCCAAGACATTGGGTTTAACGTACTGTTACTAGGTACACTTGCCAATTCAGTTTCAACTGAGCCTTTAGGTATAAATATATCTTCTCCTTCTCCTTTGCTTGCGGCTATCTTAGCTTTAAATGCTGCAATTTTACTTGGTGTGTCTGTATCTAGTTTCCAAATTCTTACTGGATAGATATTTCTGTGTAATAGTTTCTTGTAATCTGCCATAGCCTCATTACGTGCTAGTATAATCCATTCAACTGATTCAATTATACTTACTCCGTGTATTTCATCTGCTATACGGTTTCTACATAAATGTAATACGTTCTCTGGGTTTAACTTTTTAATGTCTCCGCCTTGTGCTTCTTGTTCATAACGTTTTATTATACCTTGTTGGTCTGCTACTATTTTCATAGTGCTTGGGTCTAATGGTTTAAGGTTAATAAGTGTATCTCCTTGTCTTATGACTTCTGCAAATGCGTCACCATATATATGGTATTCCCTAATCATGTTTTCTAGTATGCTGTTAAATGTATCTTTTCCAAATCCTTTAATAGCACTAAGGGTTAATTCTGTAACTGATTCTGCTGCAAATCCTTTACCAATAGTCCATGTTGCTTTGGCATCTATAGACATTTTAAGTTCTGGTATGCTTTTGTAATATCCAAGATTCTGTGCTGCTTTTTCAATCTTGTATTCTGTTTCTTTTTCTCCTCCTGCGGAGTCTGTATCTTGACCAGCCACTGAGTAATCTACTATTGTGTTTGTATAATCACTGTTAGCTGCTGCATCTATTTCTGTGTATGGCATTTTATTATTATCCTCTCATTAATATATTACTTCTAGTTGGTTGCACGCTGATGCAAATACACCACTAGTGTCTACCGTAGTACATACAAGTCTTATTTTGCTTGTTACTATTTCATCTTCTGTTGTATAGTCTGACCAACTATCAAGTCTTGTTGGTATACCTGTTACCCAGTCTGTCCATACTGCTGAAAATATATTAAAGTATTGTATTTTCCATACACCATCTTCATTTTCTAGACTGTTACCATAGTGTCTCCAACGTTTAAGTCTTACTGGTAAATCAAACTTTACTTCACCGTATTTTCCAATAGTATTACATACCATGTTTGAGCCTGTATTGTTATCATTGATATTATCAGGGTTACTACCTGTACCTGTTGCTGGATTAACTTGAAAGTGTGCTACCAGACCTTGTATATTTAGTATGTCTGTACTTACTATTTCCCAATAGGTTTCATTAGGTGGTTCATGGTTGGTACTAGCTAATATACATTTATAAGCTGACCCGTCCCATTCTATCCAGTCATTAACTGCATAGGTTGAACCTGAGTTCCATTCTGAACGCCAATTAAGTGCTTGGGTATCAACTGTTTGGTCTGCTGGTACTTTTCTGTTACCTTCTGATGTTAATACTTGACCATCTTCTAATGTTACGTCAAATAGGTTATTGTTTTCATCAAATAGTCCATCAAAGTCTAAAGCCATTTAAACCTCTCTAATAAAGTCAGTTACTTTTTTGTCTTTTAGTATTTTAATATTTCTAAGTGCTGCATCTCTTAATACGTTAATCATGTCCTCTGCTTCAATCCTACTATCATATCCACTTAGGTCATATGTTATTACATATATTGCCGCTAAGTTAGTAGCTGTTTCATTTAATATACCTTTTGTGTCTGCATTAAGGGTTGCATAGTTATCTGAAAAGTTATATCTACAAGCTGAGTTTATTTGACTCTCTACTTGGGACATATAACTATTAATATACGCCTCTGCGTTACTTGTTGCTGATGCTCCTGCTCCAGCTTTATATCCAACCTCTGCGGTTGTTGCAAAAATTCCTGTGTC